TTTGGACCCGACTGGGATCAGCTAGCTTCCCATTTATTGCGATTCCCGAAGTTCTTAGCCGGTGATTATAAAAACTATGACAAAACAATGAATCCTATTTTGATTCAACAATCTCTGGAAATAATGATTGCGATAGCTAAGATGGCCGGTTACACCAAGACAGACAGAACAGCCATGCGCAGTATAGCGGCGGAGATCGCATTTCCAACGTATGATTACGACGGTAGTTATATACAAGTCGCTGGGAGTAATCCATCCGGGAACCCATTGACTGTAATTATTAATTGTATCGCCAATCAGTTATTGCACCGTTATGTATTTTACAATCTGTATCCTAAGTTTAATTTTACAGACCATGTTGTATTGACGACTTACGGTGATGATTGTTTGTGTAGTGTTTCTGATGATATACCAGCTTTTAATTATCAGAATATCCAGTCTGTGTTTGCGGAATCACGTATCGTCTGGACAGATGCGCACAAATCGACTGATCTATCTGGCAAGGGCTATGATACCATAGAAGACGTTAGCTTCTTAAAACGTTCTTTTAGGAGACATAGACTTTTAAACAGATGGGTGGGTGTTTTGGAGTTTTCTAGTTTGGCCAAGATGTTTTCAAACTATCGTGCGATAGCCAACGCGCACGATGCTCACACAGATGATGTGTTGGAGCAGAATCTAGCTACGTTCTTGCGAGAGCGTTATTTAGAGTTGGAAGAAGGAATAAGTGATGTCATTGAATTGACAAAACAGATACCTATTGGTAATGGAAAGTATGTACCTCACGAGTCCGTAGCAACAGTTCAAGCGCTGACGTTGTTATTCGAGAAGTTCCATGCTAGAAATTATGCACAAGGTACATATGTAGTGTCCGATGGGGATATTACAACACGCTCCTGTGAATATTTATTCGCAGAGTCCAATCTGATTTACGAATCTCCTAACCGCTCGAAATGGAGATTGACGAATGATTGGTCAGAAACGAGTAGCGGCCCTGCGTCTTTAGAGACCGGACGCAGGGCGGACGCAAATGATCTTACAAACATGAATTATATAGAACCAAGTACGGTTAGTAGTACTCGCGCGACCCGGTGCGTAACCGGGCTTCAACCAGAAAGTGGACTAACGAGTTTTATCGACTCAGG